CTTGAGGAATACCATAATGAGAGCCATTGCGCGCATTAGGATTCCATGCTGATTCTTTTCCATAAAGTATTGAAAGGCATTTGTAATTAGTGCCTGTTAATTGTATTTGAGCAAACTCTTTTGGTGAGTATCTTTTAATTGGTGCGTTTGTCGCACTTGCTGCTGATACGAAGGAGAAGCATAGAGCGCCCCCCAAAACGATTGCTACCGAGCGAACTAACCGCTTCACGGTTCGCTCTGAGCACCTGGTGTGCTCTAGCCCTCTGAGTGTAATGGTCATGTCAAATCCAATCTTGTCATTTAGCGCATAACTGCAGGTCAAAGCCTTAATTCTTTGCACCTTGCAATGAGCGTGTCGGACTAAGCGTTATCTGTTCGATAGAATCCTTTCCCTTTGAATACCAATCCAGGAGCTGAATAAATGCGGTTTGCTTGAGCACCGCAATCCTGGCATCGAACAAGATCATGTTCCATTGGCAGCTCTAATTCCATTTGCAGATTGCATAAAGGGCAACGGTATTCATAGGTTGGCATGATTTTCCTTTGTGTCACAGGTTTTACAACTCCAATGTTTAACTCGCCATGATCCGCAATTATCGCATCGAACCAATGCTTTTTCCCAGTCGATGTCACCTGGAATCTTTGTGTAACCTGCTTTTTTTAGTAATTGCACCAAATCACTCAATGACAACATACAGACGAACTCCCCGACTGATGCTTCCCCTTGACCATTGAGTCTGAAACACGCAAAACCTAACTCCCCAGTTTTGGCAGTGCGTGCTTTGATTTGGCGCAGTGTCCCTTTGATGTCAAGTGAGTTACGCGCTTTGATTTCAATGTCGAACGGGACATTTTGAATGTCAGCGCCTTGACCTCGACCTACACTAGCGTTGCTCCACCACTGCTGCAAGTAGTTAGCAACGAGCCTTTCGGTCGCATAACCTCTATGTTTTCTGTGTTGACTAGGCATTAAATTCAACAATCATGCTAGGGAACGGCGCTCCATAAGATGAACCGCCAAACTTAAGTCTGCCTTTAATAAATGTAACTTTCTGATTTATGCAGTAAGAATGAAACCAACGAGTATCTGTTCGAGCAGGCAAAAGCATGACAACTTGAGTTGTTTGTTTAGATGCGTGACCAACCCAATCATTTAATACTCGACCATAAGGAGGATTTACCCAAACGGATTTAGCAATCCAATCTTGAGCCAATCCATCACGGCGTTGGGAGTCGGGATGATCTAAACCAAACCAATTCGAACATTTGTGATTTGTCATTGAAGCTGCAGCATCTAAATCAAAACGGTATTTAGCATCCCACTCGTCAAATAAGTATTGCGGGGTTGCCCAATCATCCGATTTGGAAACGGGCATGTAGGCGCTCGTCATTTACCGTTAACCGCATGACATCTTAAACATTGAAGGAAAACCGTGTCATTCGCTGATGGACTTATTGCAATCGGTTCATTACACAAATCGCAGTAGATAACAATTTCCTGCGGTTCATCCAATTCACCGCCCATGATAATTGCCTCACCATCGCTAAAAATAACCATTTCGCCCATCAGAACATCATTCCTGTATCGATGGCACGCCACACAACGCATGGATTACCATTTGAGTTGTTTCGGGTTTCGCCCGAATCGATAATGAATCCATCCTTAAGCAATGTCATTCGAGTTGGTCGAATTGTGTCACCTGATAGATTCAAATTTGATTGCATCTCTTGATCGGTTGCTCCTCGAAGTCCTTGTCTAATCAGGTACTCATAGACTGACAAACGAATTGAACCTGACTTTGGATAGATTCGTTCAGCAGCTAGTCGAGAAGTTTCCCTTGACTTCGTAGCAATGATGACTTTGTTCTCCATCATGCACGCTTCTTTTGTGGACGCCATGAACCATCAGGTGCGATTTCGTACCAAATGACATCCTCGCCCTTTGGGCATCTATTGAGTTCCCCAGTCGCAGCAGCAATGCACTTAAAATGACCCCACGCTTTGTTTGCCTTAGTCATTCCATGCGCCCAGTGCATTTCCCCATGTGGACATCGAGGAACATCTTTGTCAGTTGTGCCACCTATAATCTCCTTAACAACTGCAACTGCTTCTGCTGATGTTTTAGGCATTTCAACATTCTTAATTGTCCAGGGATCATCCTCTTTTGGAACTGGAATGTATTCAGCAGTTGTTTTCATTTCACTTCGAGCAACCTTAATCATTTCCTCTTTTGATGGTCGCTTTCCTTTAGCTGCATAACCTGCGTTTGCAAGTGCACGACCGATTGCAGAAGTTTCACAGTTTTCCAACGCGCTAGTAGCATTAACCCCTCGACTGCTAACGCTCTCCTCCGCGAGTCCTGAGGAAAACGGCACGCTATCCGCGTAAGTACGATAAAGCCATGCTTTAACAATGTATCGATCAGCCTGGAAAGAAATAAGTTCTGTTTCAACACGCCCATCAGGATAGTCCTCCCAAAATGTAGTGACCTTTGTTGGATTGCCTAGTCGTTTTTCAACTGGCTCATAATTGTCAAGATTAAACATAAAGTTCATCCTCCTCAGTTTGTAGTTGGAGTGCTATTGCAAGATAAGCGATTGCATCGATGTAGGAGTCTGTGTGACTAGGGGTTTCCTGGATTCGGCTAAGTTTGACTTCGACCATTGCAAGCGCAGCTTGAGAGTCTGAGATTGGGAAATCAAATAAATTGGATAGCCTTGAAGCAATCCGACCTTGATTGATTTTCGGATGACCGTAGATTCGACCACGATCTTGCATAATGTCGATGGCATTGATGAGAGCCTCAGTTGCCTTCATCGACCAACCTGCTCAAACTGCTTTCTTAAGGCTTTGCGACCGTCAACAATTCCTCGATCGTAACCAACCTCTAAGCCCAACTTAAATGAGAAATAAATTGCCATGCAAACCCCAACAACTGTGAGGATTGTTAGTGAATTGATTATCATTTCTTGCTCCCTTTGCAGCTACTGGATTTCGCTACTGGATTAGGGTTGCACACTTACCTGACAAAATCTCGTTTATTTGTATAACGAAACGGTAACGATTCCATTGCATCCATCTGATCATCAATGTCACGGTAAATGTCGATTTTAAGGTCATCCATAATTTTTGCCATAAACGGTGAATGAGCCGTCCTTGTTGATTGGAATGAGCATAGGAGAAAGGTTCTTTCCATGCGTTTCTAGGATAGCCACGCTCATTTGCCAGTTAGCCGCTCCAGCCTTTAAATAAGAGGCTTTGCGCTTGTCCATGACATTACCTGCTTCTACACCCCAAAGAGTCCTGTATGAGCCTCCTATGCCCTCAGAATAGGCACTGATGCCTGCTCTATGAGTGTGACCGCAAACCACGCTTTTGCCAAACTTCTTAGCCAAACCGAGCGCAGTGAGTCCTGCGTTGGAGTTCATCGAACCCTCGTCCCCATGAACCAAAACCCAACCTGGATGAAACTCAAAAGGTTTCTTATGAAAGCGAATTCCTAGTGATGCAAAGTCCATAAACTTTGAGTATTCAAGTTCAGGCAAACCAATCAGGGATGGCGCTCCTCGGAGGAGTGTGTGATACAACCGATCCGTGTGATTGCTTCTAGTGATGTCTGTTGTGCGTAAGTCCCAAAGAATCTGTTGAGCCATGCTTCTATCGGCATCGAGCGTTGCTTCCCATTCAAGCCCTGTTCCCTTTGCCCATTTGGATTGTGATTGCATGTCGAGTTCATCGCCTGTGTTGATGACAAGATCGAACTTCTCCCTGTTAACTAACTTGATTAAATTTTTGACTGCAGCTTCATGATGATAGGGAATTTGAAGGTCGCTGATAACTAAAATGCGAGATTTTGTTGTTGTCATTCATCCTCATCGTCATACCAGTCAGGTTCAGGAATGTTTGGGTTTATTGGAGTAGGCAAGAGCCAATCAGGATAAGCAGATTTTTCCATGATCATTGACATACAAATTGAATCAGGAAAGCCTGCCTTTTTTAAAGATTTCCAAAACTCATGAAGCCCGATGCAGTAAGCATCAAGTTTTGAGTAGCCCTGTTCCTCTAGCTGCTTAGTTGCTTTCCTTGCCATGAGATAATTGTTACCTCTCTAGGATGCGAATAACTGTTTCAACACGCGCCTCAAGAGATGAAATTCGAGCATTGAATTCATCACGCATGCTACTTCCTGAATTTGGCTTTAACTCGAGCAGGTAATGCTTTACCAACCAACGCACCGATCCAAAAAATGAACCAATAACGGTCACTGCAGCAACTGCAACACCCGTCCAATCTGTTGGACTCATGCGATTTGGTCATCAGTCGGGTCAAGGTATTTGACGATTGGAGCAACTAACGCTGATGCAAGAACTGCGTATTCAGGGCGAATGTCTGCAACAAGTGCAAGTCCCAGCGTAATTGCTGAAACCGCAACTGCCTTAAGGTAGGACTTGATTGCGTTCTTTGTGTTCTTTGATAGTTTCATTCTGCTCCGATCATAGGGATTTCTTTGAAAAACGATTCATCCATGTCCGCATCTTGGCGAAACGAGAAATGCGCATGTTTGTTGTGTGGGTTAACGCCTTTGTATTTACGCCATTTCCAGTTAAGGATGGGTGAAGCAATTTTTTTGTCAAAAATGATGTAACTAAATCGTCCATGTTTTTTGGCATAAAGTCGAATCTGATCAACCAAGTCGGGCATGACATCCCGCCCTTTTGATAAATCACGGTCAATGTCGATGGCGCGTACCCAACCATTAGCATCCGCATTGTGGTCAGACTTACGAGCAGCATGCCTTGCATCTGAGTAAGCCCCTGAGTCCGAGCGACGATCACGATCGGCGAAGGCATCGTCAATTTGTTCTCGAAGTTGGATTGCAGACTTAGATAACTTAGGCTTCATTATCCGAGAATTGTTTGAAGTTCATCCTCAGTTAAGCCAAGACGAGCCAATAGAGCAGCCTTATCTGCTTCGGCTTTTGCCTTTGCTGCAACTGCTGCAACCTCTTTTGCTTTATCTGCTTCAAGTTGAGCAAATTCCGCATCATTCATTTCGCGATCAATTATTTCATTAGTTTCTAAATCGTGTATGCGAACCATTGGACGAGATGTTTTAGCCATTATTTAACTCCGTAGATTAGACATGTTCCGCCAGTAAATGAATTTCCTGATGTTGCAATTGTAAGTGATGAAATGGCAGTAGTGGCGTTGTACCATAATCCTAATGGCATTGGATAACCTGCCATACTTTCATTACCAAAACCTACTTTTGTGTAAGATGTATTTGCATAATTTGCCATGTACAAAATAGCGTTATGTGTTGTAACACCAGTGCTTGCCAGTTGTCCATCTGCTGCTCTGAATGAACCACCACTATAAGATGAATAGCCTGAAACTATTGAATTGCTTGTATCATTATTCCAACGAGCATAAATGTTTGTATTTGAAGCAAAAGTAATTCCTGGCAAAATTACCTGTAAATCTGTGTAACCTTGTGAAATGCTTGAAATTGTTACAGATGTTCCAGTTAATGATGTAGTGCTAAGTAAAGTCATGCCACCGCCTGATGGTAGCGCAGCCCATTTAATACCCGTTGAAGCAGTGCTATCGGCAGTTAAAACATAATCATTTGTTCCCACACCTAAGCGCGCTGGTGTTGATGCTCCAGTTGCAGCGATTAAATCGCCTTTTGTTGTAAGTAGCGAATCGGGAATCTGTGCATCGATTTGAGTCTTGAGGGTTGAGTCAATGGATGAACCAAGCGTGCGAATAGCCGATGCGCCATCCTTGACGAGCGCGGTGTCATCAGGTGTTGTCCACCCGTAGTTGGTCGTTGTTGCCATTGTTCTCCTATTGTCAGGCTACTATTGTAGCGTTAGTCCAGTCCAAAGTTGTTGAGATTGTGTTCCATGCCTCAGTGATTGGGACATTTTCCCACTTCATCGCCTGCAGGCTAAACGCGATTGGCGATAAAAGTAAAGTCACTGAAAGTTTGTTAAATCCTGCGCTGAAAGTCCAACCCTCGACAAACCCCTGGAATCTGCCCCCAGTCATGTTTGCTGGCAAGTCTGTGATGTCTAACGCCTCGCCCATAAAAACTTTAATAAGTCGATCACGATCTGCATTGTCTATTTCAGGGTTGGTCAATTCAAAGGTAATGGACTTAAAGAGGCTTTGAGGATAGGCACGAAGCGCAAGATAGAAGTTTGCTTGAGCAGTGGCATCAACGCCATTCTCAATCGATGTCTGAATGTTCTGAGCCTGTTTGCCATAAAGTGCCTGTGAGGCTAAATCATCGGCAGTTACTTCTTGACCGTTTTTGTAGGTAATCGTTACCTCATTGCGGATGTCACCAATTCGGCGAGATGTTGAAACGCCTCGAGAAAGTGCATGATGTCCAGTAACTTCAAGGTATCCGTTAGCTGCTAAATACTGACTGCGATGAGTTGAGTCTGCATACCCAATTTGCCCCGTGCTGGATTCGTAAATGTAACCTGCTCCTGATGTGGCAAGAGCTGCAACAAGTGAATAGACATCGGTTGTGTCTGCTGATCGTGCAGTCAGTTCATAATCTCCAGGTTGGTCAATTTCACCAAGTCCTGAGTTCTGAGCGTTAGCCCATGTTTCAGTTGCGTTGTAGGTTGTCCATTGAGTAGCTGCAGGAACTTCATTCCAGGTGTTATACAAAAGCCCCGAAAGGATTGAGTAAATTTGGTCACCATCAAAGTCCTTAACAAGAACGCCTTCGGTAAGAATCTTAGGCAAACGAGAAAGAGCACCAAGAGCAGTGACCTTGAAAGTCTGAACAATAGCGTTTGCACCTGATGTTTTGACTGTTTGGTCAATGTCAGAAATGAAACCGCCAAAGATAGGAACAAAGGTGTTAGTCGAGTCCTTGACCTGAATTGCTATTTGGTCATTGATTTCAATGTTGACTGCTGATTGATCAGTGTTGAGCAGTTCAACCGAACAATAGCCTGCAACGGGTTGAGAATAAATGTCTGTTCGACCTGATGAGATTGTGAGGTTTGCCAGTGTGACTGTTGTAAATGTCCCACCGTTTAACGATACCTGCCAAACAGGACTCCAGGCGGTCATGGCAATAGATTAAGTTTTCCTGCACCAACAGTGCCTCGAGCTGCTGAGTCATTCAAGATTTCAACTATTTGACGAGCAGCAGATTCTGAATCGATTGCACCATTGACGGTGATGTTAATTGGCTGAGCCTGAAAAGCGCGTTCTGCTCTAGCTGCAGCACTATCGCTGGTAAAGGTTGAGGCGTATTGATTAGCGCCTGTTAGTTGATCTACTAATGCGCCAAGCATTTCTGCATCAGATTGAAGTTTCGCAAGAGCCTTTTTGTTTGCTGATGTTCCTGCTTTGCCACCTGCTGCACCTGCTAAACCTGAGATGCCTGATGTAATGCCACTAAGTCCAGTAACTGCAGAAAGTATTGCAGCGTTTGAGCCACCGCCTGAGATTGCTCCAGGTGCTCCACCTACTGCACCGCCACCAATGAGGGAAATGTCAGGAGTTGGGAGGCGATTGTAGGCTTCTATAACCTTGTTAACCATGTCCCGAACTGATGCAACAAAGTCAGAGATTTTATCTATTGCTCCACCAATGATGCCAATGATTTTGCCAAATACTTCTCCAACAACTCGAAGTGCTCCACCTGCAA